GCCACTGGCTCTTCGGGAGCCGCGAAAATCGGCGGCAGGACCTCTTCAGGGGTTTCAAGTTTCACGTCTGTCATGCTGCGTACCTCCAGGCGAAACCGTAGATGGTGCTTCCGCCGCTGAATGAAATAACGGTGCCGCCAGCTGCCTGGCCACTTCGACCGATCACGCCAGCACCGCCCGAGTAGTAGTGCATCAGCGAATAGCACCAAGTGCCGCCAGCGGGCAGTCGCACTTCAGTCGCAGTGATGGATACCGCCAGAAAGTTGTTGTTGTCCGGTCGGTAGAAATTCTGTTCGCCCCACAGCAGACCAAGGTCGGAAGCGTCTACTTGCGCCCGGATACCCGCGCCGTTGGTTGCCCATCCAAGACGCAGCTGGTTGGACGCTTGGCTTGCCCCACCGCCCTGTTGCACAGGCGTATAGCCCAGGCGGTTCTGCAGGTAATGAATGCCGCCGGTAGAGGTACGACGGAAATATGGGAACTCCGGGTTGTCACTGGCGAAACCGGCAGTCTGGATGGCATCCCCTGCGACGCGCTGGTTCACGAGAGAGTTAACCTGAGTGACCGTGTAACAGTCCGTGATGCCAGCGTTGGGTCAGGGCCAGCAGCTGGCCCAGCCCGTCTTCGGTCAAGCCTTCAGCGTGTCCGAGGGCTTTTTTACGATCACTTCAACGTCCGGCGAATACTCTTCAAGCAACGCACCGGCCAGGGTCATGGTGGTGATCGGGTTTTCCAGCAGGGCTTTGAGTGCGGCCTTGTCTTCGTCCTTGACGGTGCCCATCAGCAGGTTGTGCGCCGGCGCGACCTTGTTGGCCTGGGTCGTGGCGTTGAAGTACTTGGTGATCACCTGCGGGGTCAGGTTGAAGGTGAATTCCTTGTCGCCACGTTCCAGGGTGATGCTGCGGTTTACTTCGCTCATGTCGTTGTTTCCGTAAGGTTGAGTTGCAAAGGGTCAGGGTTGTGCCGGCGTGCGTTGCACGACCTGGCGGATGTAGTCCTGCAGGCCGAGGATCATTTGCCGGCTGAGGGCAAGCTCGTCTCTGAGGGTGAAATAATCCGATCGAGCGTCTGCTGCGAGTTCGGCGCTACCTGCATCAGCCAGGCCGGCGGTGCCGGCGGCACTGGGCATTGCGGGGCAGACGGCTTTGATGCGCAGCCGGTAACGGCCATCAGCAACAGCCAGCTGCAGAGCATTGATTTGAGAGCGGGCACTGTTCAGTTCCTGGGTATGGTGGGTGTCGAGCTGGTCCCGCGCTGCGAGCTGCTCGCCGCTGATGCGTGCGGCTTCGCGCAGGCCATCGCGCTCGGTTACTGCGCTGTTGCGCTCCCGGACGACGCTTTCATACCGATCAAGCGCCCAATCGACGGCAAGCCAGATGACGAGGCCAACAAACAGAGTGCGAAATAGCAGTTGCAGCGGGCTGATGGTCATTGCAGGCACAGCCTCATTTCGGCCAGCCGGCGGTTGTGCAGGCCACGAACGAAGGTCTTACGGCCATCGGCACCGGTCACATAGGCCCACACCGGCGTCGTGCCGTCGGAAGCCCAGGCCAACGCTTTGCAGCCCTCGGCAATGCGGCCCGCATTGATCAGGCCCACGGCACGGCTCGCGCACGTCGTCGGCACGCCGAAGTTGTGGCCATGGCTGCTCAAGGCGTCGAACGTGTTCTGCCCGATCGCCTGATTGGTCAGGCAGTCGGCCAGGCTCAACTGCCCCTTGGCGATGACCAGGCCTTCCACCTCGGCGCAGCGCGCATCCGACCAATATTCACCGACCACCACTGGATCCGGGCTGGTGTGCTTGGTGATGCCCTTGCAGACCGTCGGCAAACCACTGGCCAGCCTGTCGGCATACACCACGTTCTGGCCGTTGCCTTCCCAGGTGCCCAGGAAGGCGGTCAACGTGCCGCTGCAGAGCAGCAGTAAGCCGGCGGTGATCTTGACGCGCAGGCTCATGCCTTGATCTCCCACTCGCGCAGCATCTGACGGTACTTGGGGATCAGCAGCAGGATCTGCAGCACCATGTAGAACGCGGTCAGCATGTAGGCCACTGTCGACCAGTCGACGGCACCGGTCGCGCCCGTGGCTGCAACGCCAATGGCGGGCGATGCCTTTACCAGGGCAATGGCTGTGTCTTGAGCAACTTGATTCGTGCTCATCAGCGAATTCCTTTTTCGGTCAGGGTTTGGCAAGGCACGCAACGGGTCATGCCGCCAGCGTCACGGTGCAATTCTCGCCCATATACCAGTTATGGCAGCGCAAAAACGCCTTATGGCAGCCCTGAGCCAAAGCCTCAAAGCAGTGAAGCATTCATGAGAGACGATCTACGCCACAACGTTTTGCAACGCATTCAATCCGACTACGGCTTGAAGCTCCGCAAATCAACCAACTATATGCGCGGCGGCACCTGCCCAAAGTGCAACAAAAAGGAGCTATACACACGTTTTGACAGTCCGTGGCAGTTGATTTGCGGCCGGCAGGAGAAGTGTGGTCACACGCTGCACGTCAAAGAGATTTACGACGACCTGTTTGAGGATTGGAGCAAGCGCGCACCCGCGACCGATAACGCCCCTACCGCAACAGCTCGCGCCTACATGGAATTTGCCCGCAGCTTCGACATGTCGCTGATTACCGGCTGGTTCACCCAAGACACTTTCTTCTCGTCACAACATGACGCTGGCAGCGCCACAGTGCGTTTCGCACTAGAGAAAGGTGGCTACTGGGAGCGGTTGATTGACCGCCCTGCCCGGTTCGGGAAAATGAAGGCGCGCTTCAAACCAGGCGAAAGCTACAAAGGCGTATGGTGGTGCCCCCCGTGTGTCGAGCTGCTGGAAGTCAAAGAGCTTTGGATTGTCGAGGGGATCTTTGATGCCATCGCGCTGGTGCATCACGGCGTGGCAGCAGTATCCGCTATGTCGTCCAATGCTTTTCCAGACGAGTCATTGAAGCGCCTCGCCAAAGACCGTGAAGGCAAATTACCGAAGCTGGTGTGGGCATTGGACAACGAGCCAGGTGCACACGCGTACACGAAGCGCTGGGTACGCCAGGCACGTGAGCTGGGCTTTGTCTGCGAAGCAGCTCAGATCCCCCAGCGTGACGGTCGCAAAGTCGATTGGAACGATCTGCACCAGCGTTGGTGGGCCATCGATGAGGATGACAAGCGGACTGAGCAGACCCAGAAGGACCTGACTGTTGCCAGGCACCACGGTGCTCTGCTGATCGCCGACAACGCAACGGAAAAAGCGTTGGTACTTTTCGACTGGAAGCGCCGTAGCGAATTCCACCTTGAATTTGGTAATCGCCTCTACTGGTTCAAGCTCGACCTGGAGAAATTCAACCGGGCCATGCAAGACCTTGAGGACAGCGAGCATCAGGACGATCAGTTACTGAACGACAAGCAACGTCGAGCCAAAGCCATGCAGCAATGTGGCGCGATTCAGCGAATCGCCACCTGCAACCCCAAGGCGCTGTACTACCAGGAGAACAAGCTAACCGACGAGTCCTGGTACTACTTCCGGATCACGTTTGCCCACGACGCCGCGCCGATCAAGAACACCTTTACCAGCTCGCAGATCGCCTCGTCCGCCGAGTTCAAGAAACGACTGCTCGGGATCGCACCCGGTGGGATGTTCACCGGCACCACGCAGCAACTGGACGCGTTCATTGAGGAGCAGACAAACGCGCTCAAGACCGTGCAGACAATCGACTTCACCGGCTACACCCGCGAACACGGTGCCTACGTTTACGGCGACGTGGCCGTGCGCGACGGCAAGGTTTACAAACTGAACGAGGAAGACTTTTTCGACATGGAGAAACTGAGCATTAAGACGCTCAGTCAGTCCGTCACGCTGAACATCAACACCGATCTAAACAAGTTCACAACGCGCTGGCTCGACATTCTGTGGCAGTGCTTTGGGGCCAAAGGAATCGTCGTTCTGGCGTACTGGCTGGGGGCATTGTTCGCGGAGCAGATCCGGCAACACCAAAAGAGCTATCTGTTTCTTGAGGTGGTCGGCGAAGCCGGTGCGGGTAAGTCCACGCTGATCGAGTTTCTGTGGAAGCTGCTTGGTCGCCTCGACTACGAAGGCTTCGACCCATCCAAGGGCACGCCCGTCGCCCGCGCTCGTAACTTCGCCCAGGTCGGCAACTTGCCGGTCGTGCTGATCGAATCCGAAAGGGAAAAGACCGATGGCAGCGCGACTAAGCAGTACGACTGGGACGAGCTGAAAACCGCTTACAACGGCCGTAGCGTCCGGTCGACCGGGGTCAAGAACAACGGCAACGACACGCGGGAACCGCCGTTCCGCGGTGCTTTTGTGTTCGCCCAAAACCATGCTGTGAACGCCTCGGAGCCCATCCTGCAGCGAATAGCGCACGTCGGCATGACAAAGGACGGCCAGACAGCCAAAACCAAACTGCTGGTGGAAGAGCTCGAGCAGATGCCCGTCGACAAGGTGAGCGGCTTTCTATTGATGGCGACAACCCGGGAAGCGCAAGTGATGCAAACCGTGAAAGCGGGTGTGCCGATCTACGAGCAGCGGCTGCTGCAGCTTCCCGAGATCCGCACGGTGCGTATCGCCAAGAACCACGCCCAGTTGCATGCGCTGGTCGACGCCCTGGTACATGTCGTGCCACTGCAGCAACACCAGGTTGACGCAGCCCATGCCGAGGTTCAAAGCATGGCCAAAGAGCGACAACTGGCAATCAATGCTGATCACCCGATGGTCGTTGAGTTCTGGGAGCTTTACGAATACCTGAATAGTCACGCCGGCGCACTGAATCACTCCCGCAATGAGGGGCTGATTGCCGTCAACCTGAACGACTTCGCGGAAGCGGCTGCAAACAAACGGCAGAAAGTCCCGGATCTGGCCGAACTCAAACGTCACCTGAAAACCAGCAAGTGCCCGAAGTTCATCGAGACGAACCGCAACGTGTGTTCGTCCTGGGATATCGACGCCGCTGATAAACCGAAAACCGTCCGATGCTGGATTTTCCAAGCTGCCTGATCACCGCCCAGAGGAAGCAATGATGCGTGAAGAAGAGAAGCAATGTCTCGAACAGCAACTGAACGTTAAAACGTTCGCAGAGCTGATGTTCCACAAGACCGATGCAAAGCAAATGGGCCATGACGGTACATGCTTCGTTAATAAGACGGTTCAACTGGTATTCGAAGCATATCTGGAGGGTCTGACACCGAACCCGGCGCGTGTATTAGGTCAGCAGCTTTACGCGGAAATTAAAGCAACAAGCAAGTACGCCTCCCAGATCGGCTGGATGCAGGCTGGAAAAGACTATCCGTTCCCGGTGAGATTTGAAACTGATCCGGCGGGCTACATCGTTAAGGGCGGTGTAGGGGGATGCTACCGAGTAGAGGACGTCGACCTGATGTTCAAAATCGGTGGGGGCTATTACCGAATTAACTGACATTAGCGATTTAAGCAAACAGTACGGGAGAGTTGCAGCTCTCCAGTACTCACTACAACTAGGAGTACGACAATGCAGACGGAACACCTAATCAGCAGCCTTTCGAAGGCTAGCACACCCTCCCGAAACCTGCTGATTATCGCCATGATCGGCACGGCACTGATCGGCTACCAGGTTCACAAAACTCAGGATGCACGCGGTCGGCTAGTGGGTCTGGCCAGCTTGGCGCAGGTCCAAGGCGATTTGACCGCGAGCGACTTGGATGTACTGGCGCAGATTCTCGCCACCCCTACCCCCAGTAATTGAGCCGCCAGGTTCTGGCTTTTAGCACCAGGGCGAAGCGATACACTTCCCCTGGTTGCTGCTTCCTGCAGAGAGCAAACATGAATTCCCCAACAAACAATGTCCTCACCTTTGAGGACCTGCAGCGCATCACCGGCTACCAGCGCCGCTCCGACGTCGAACGCTCGTTGATCACTCAGGGCATACGTATGTTCCGAGGCCGCACTGGCCCTTGGACAACGCTGGATCTCATTCACCATGCTGCAGGCATGGAGTCCGTAACCTCAGAGCGCTATGACACCAACATCCTATGAGGAAAGCGCGTAAGCGGAAGCACAATCCGCACATTCCCCCACACATAGATCAGGCCGCTCTTCCAGCGGCCATCTACTTTGATCATCGCAACGCCGGCGTCTGGTACACGTTGCATTACGACGAGACCGGCAAACAGCGTCGGCGTAACGTAGCACCAGGTGACGTGACCCTTGCCGAGCTGCATCAGATCATGGAGCAAACCTCGGGCGTCGACCAAGGCACCTTACGTTACGTCTGTGCGCAGTTTCACCAGAGCGATCGCTACAAAAAGCTCAGTCTCAAAACTCACCACGACTATTGCTATTCGCGGGACGTTCTGCTCAGCATCCCGACGCGGCTGGGCAAGCCATTGGGAGATCTGCTGGTGAAGAAATTCACGGCAGCATTGATTCAGCGGATTGTTGATCGCTTAGCCGACGAGGGCACGCCGTCCAAAGCGGCGCATGTGCTGAGATACCTGCGACGGGTGCTGCAGTGGGGCCGCAATCGGGGCTATCTCGACAGCAACCCCGCGCAGGGCATCGAAGCGCCTGTGGAGCGCAAGCGTCGACGTTTGCCGGAACACCTGGTTATGGAGACTCTGGTCGACCGCGCTCTGGCGTTCGGTCGCTTGGCCAGAAACGAAAAAGGCGGCTGCCCGGAATACCTTAGCTACGTCATGGAGATTGGTTATCTGTGCCGTTTACGGGGCATCGAGACAATCACGCTGACCGATGCTCATGAACTGGCCGAAGGGATAATGACCAATAGGCGCAAAGGCAGCCGGGACAATATTGTCCGCTGGACACCGCGTCTGCGGGCAGCATGGGAAGGAGCAAAGGCATATAGAGCCAAGGTATGGGCCAGCAAATCAACGGTCGTTCCGATTCGGCCCGATCGGCGCTACATTGTTGTTGCCAGCCATGGGGGAGCCTTACGCAAGTCCAGTCTGGATACGGCTTGGCAACGGTTTATCACCTCAGCCATCGAAGACGGGACCATCATGGCCGAACAGCGCTTCGGGCTGCATGACCTGAAGCGACGTGGTATCACCGACACTGTCGGCAACCGAGCGGACAAGCAGGAGGCCAGCGGTCATCGGGACGGGGCAATGATGGACGTCTACGACCTCAGCGTCCCGCTGGTTAATGCATCTCAGACCTAGCGCAAGGCGTCAGACTTAGACCTGAAGCGCCATGACGCCAAGGCTTTCGGCAAATCGCCATGCCCTCGTCAAGCTGGCTTAAGTGCATGGCGCTTCGCGTGCAGCACCGACCTCATCGAGGTATTATTTTCAAATATTTAGATATAATCATTTAAACCCTAACCAGCCAAAATATTTAACAAAAAAAAATTTTCTTTTCTCTTCTACATGAGAATCTATTGATTTGAGTATATCACTAAAAAAAATATGCTCATCAACTCCAAATCTTTCAGGAATGAAACAAAGGTCATACCATGACAGTATCTCATCAACTGAAAAATCGCCAGACCTTTGAAGCTTTATATAAGTCTCTATATCTTTTCTCAGCGAGCGGCTGGCGCAATAAGACTTATTTGACATCCATTGCTCGATCACCTCCTCGACGGTAAGTTGCCCAACTCTTTGGTCTTCAGGCAAATGATCAAGTATTCCATCACCCAACTCTTTCATAAAGCTTATCAACTCCACATATCCGCGCATTACAAAAACCTCAAGGAATCGGG